GCTTGGTGGCGTAGCCGGGTCCAGTGATGACCTGAACGTCGTATTTGCCCACGGCAGGGTTGTAAATCTTGTCGATCACAATGCCTTGCTCGTTGACGATCTTTTTGACCGCCTCGGGCTGCTGTGGATTCATCTTGGCGGTGCTGGATTCACCATCTTCACCAATGATTCGGGCCACGCGCTGCGTGTCGTAGATTTTGGGGATCAAATCAACCAGTTGACGGCCAACATAACGGATCATGCGGGCATAGTTGTCAACGTAGTGGTACGTGCCGATGTCGGACTCGCGCTGACGGGCCAAGATGGCTTTGCCGGAACGCTCGTTCGATGTCATGCCCAGCGCAGCGTTGTACTGACCAGTCGATGATTTGATGTCGTCAGACGCGCCAGCCTTGGCTTGCAGAAGGCCCGAGGAGGCCATTGGGGGTTGTGCACGCTGTGGCAGTGGGAGAACGGCTCCAGCACCGTCTGTAACGTCTGGATTGACCTCCAAATACGGCCAGTTGGTCGTGTTGGCAGTCTTCCACTGCATCTCGTAGCCTTCAAACTGACCACCGTATCCAATAAAGGGTGCTTTGGGGGCCAGCGCCAGCATTTCAGCTTCTTGCGACACCCAGTAGTTGTACATGCGCTGGGCATCTTTGGCGTTTCGGACCAAACCGGACACATACAAGCGGCCATCGACCTCAAATTCGTTGCCAACGCAGCGAATCACGGGGATATGGACACCAGCCCAGTCGGCTTCTTCAAGCACCTCGTAACCGTTGATTTTGAGCCATTTGACCTTGCAACGCTCAGATTTACGGCTTTTTACGGGTGCACGAAACTGCAATTTCAACATCTTGTCCTCGGGCGTGCCTTCAAATGCGGTCACGTTGCCGGGGTACAGGTTCAGCTTTTCATTAATGTACTCTTTGTAGAAGTATTCGGCAATGCGAACAGTGTCTTCATTGAGCCATTGGGAGATTTCTTGATCACCGACACCCAACGTTTGCAAGGTGGTGATGGGCACAGCGTTGGGATACAGGCGCTCGTACTCGGAACGGGGCAAATCTTCGGTGATAAAGCACCACTCGGCATCTGCACCGCAAGGGTCTTGGATCAGCGGGTCCATGTAGACGCTGAAACTGTTGCGGATGCGGCCAATCTTGATGTCTTGGTCGAATGATTTCTCGTCGCAATACTCGGTCAGGATACGCACGTAACCTTCACCGTATGCCACTTGGTTTTCGCACGCTGTGTCATAGGCCACATCGGCATCGGAGATGTATTCGATGTGACGAATCACGCCGTTGTAGACCTCTGCCACTTCTTCATCGGCTGCATCGTCAGCAGGAATGACTTTGGGCTGTGGGCGGTTCTGGCGCTGCTCGTTTGTGACTTGGTGAACGTGTTGCGGCAGCTTGTTGATGGTCAGACAAGGGCGGGCGTTGATCGTTTGACCCTGCACCGCGCCACGGGTCGCCAGCACGTCGGCGGGCCACTGCCATTGGTTGTCTGGGGATGCTGCGTAGAACCGCAGATCGTCGAGTTCGTCTTCGCGGGACTCGGACAAAGCCGAGATTGCCATGTCAAGTCGTGTGCGTGCGGTGGCAAGAACACTAGCGTTGCTTTTGTCCTTGGTTGAGCCGCCTACTGCGACTGCTGCCGCAGCCGTGATTCCTGTTGGATCAGCCATGTTCCAAAACTCCTAATATGTGGGGTTCACGCATGACGACGTATTCTTTGCCTTCATACTTAAATTCCTGACCCACGCCAAAGTATACGTGGTCGCCAACCACAACATCTGTGCAATTTGGACCAATGGCAACAACGATGCCAGTTTCACACTTGTCGCCGGGCGGGATGATAAACAGTTCGTGTTTTTCAACATCCGGCTCGATGATGACGCAGTTTTGGTTGGCCTTGAGAGTCATTTTTTGCTTTTTGGGGCTGGTTTTTGGGCTTCGCGTTTGACTGAATAAGCAATCGCAACGGCTTGTTTTACAGGCTTTCCGGCCTTGACTTCAGCTTTGACATTCGCACGAAATGCGTTTTTGCTGGGTGACTTTACAAGAGGCATACTAGGCTCCCATCCATGAAGTTGCAACGGTGCCGTTTTGAGCATTACGTCGCAGGGTTGTTCGGTCATTGTACTCGCGATGTGCCACAGGGAAAGCAAAAGTCACGGCCAGTGCATCGGCGGCATCAGGTGACGCCAGTCCACGGGCTTTCATTTCCTTTTTCCCCTCCAAAAAGATCGTGCCTGCGGAGTTGGGCTTCTTCATCGGACCGACCAGATCAGCTTTCAACTGTCTGTCCTGCGGCAGCGAGGCGGTCTTCAACCATTCGCGCATCGTGCCCCACATCTCGGCTCGTTTGTTGCCCCACATCACAGGGTTCTTGGCTTTCCAACCGAAGTTCACCCCGCGCACTTTGTACCTCTGCTCGGTGAGCCTGTCAAGTATCCCGTACCCGAGGCCGCCCTCATCGATGGCAGTCAGCGTTGGCTTGAACTCCTCGATAGCATCGATCACATGGCCCACGGTGGTCATGGTGTCGTCGCCCTTGAACCGTCGGATCGCAAGGATGTCACGCCCTTGGCGGGCCACGATGACCGTGCTGTCCATGCCCCCACGGGCCGGGTCAACACCGAGCACCACGGGTGCGGTCATGTCTTTGTACTTGGGTCGCTTCATGGCGTCGTCCACAGTCGAGGGCATGATGAACTGGTCATCGCCGCTCTTGGGGAAGTCGCCGTACACCTCGACTCGGGCCTCGTCACTGTCTTCTCCGTACTCAGCGATGATCTGCTCGTAGATCGACTTGTCCGTGCCCTCGACGGTGCGTGCATCGATCTTCTCGCTTTCCCAGAAGTCACGCTTGTTGCCGTCCACCGCCTCGTAAAAGTACCCAGTGTTGCGACGACCGTTGGAGAACGCGAACCAGTAGCGATCCAAGATGTTTTCGGTAAAGAAGCCCGCAGCCACCGACCAGATGCCGTCAGGGATACCGGACGCTTCATCGAAGATCACCATCATGCCGTCCATGTTGTGCACACCAGCGTAGGCGTCTGGGTTTTCTTCACTCCACAGTTTCCCCTCGGCTCCCCAGTAGCGCGTGCCCTTCTTCAGATCACGCTCGACAAGGTCAGTCAACCACGAGGCGGGGGACAACTTGGTCGCGCTTGGCTCCCACCAGTGCGAGTTGATGGACATCGTGGCCCACTTGGTCAACTCACCCCATGTGACCGTTCTCAACTGTGTCTCGCTGTTGGCCGACACGACCACGCTCGATCCGATGCGCGTACTTAGCATCCACAGCACCAGCCACGACACGAGTGCGGACTTACCCACACCACGGCCCGATGACACAGCGCGGCGCAGTGCTTCGATGAGTTCACCAGCGTCGAGTTTGCCCCGGTTGGCTTTGATGAATTCTGCGATCCTTCTCAGTGCCCGGCGTTGCCACTTGCGCGGTCCTTTGAACTTCTCCAACGGTGTGTTGGTCTGCCCCCACGGGAAGCAAAACATGACGAAGTTCTCAGGGTCATCCGAAATCTGCGGTGACCAAAGCTGCGTCATCAGCAGTTGTTCTTCTTCGGGTGAGTAAATGGGGCGCTGCATCAGTCAAACCACAGGTCAATCAGGAGCCGTGCTGCAACGACGAAAAGAACAGCGTACAAAATAGTCATTCAATCTCCTTCGGTGTCACGTCAATCACCTCACCCTCGATCATGCGCTCACGGGCCGCAGCCAGCGCACCAGTGATCGAGATCGATCCGGCCATCTCAAGTGTCTTGGTCTCGCCGTAGCGTTTCCTGTTCCAAGCACCCATGAGCCACTTGCGAGTGTCGATCTTTAGACGACTCCTCTGCACATCTTCTATCGAGTCCTCGGCATCGGCAATCTCGAGAATCTCACCAGCGATGAACTCGGTCCGCGACTCCTGCGCTTCTTTGAACCGCTCATGGCGCATCGGGTCACGCTTGACCCAGCGCAGGAAATCCTCGTAGCTGATTTCACGATGATCGTCTTCGAGGAGTGAGGCAAGTGAGCGCCCACGGTAAATCTGCTCGATGACTCGCTCAAAGATGCTGGCGTATTGGGAATGGACGAGGTCACGCATCACACGGGACGGTGCGATGGGTTTTGGGTCAGGCACAGAGAGCCACTGGGGCAATTCGAGGTTGTCGCCGTTGCTGACGGATTGTTCGGGTGTGACAACTGCGCCTACGGATGAGGGTTGCCTTGTTTCCATAGTGCTGTGAATCTACCACATGTTTGTGCTGCGTGGGGAAAAGGAATCATGTGAGTTATGTGAACCCACTGGGTCTCGGGTTAATTTGAAAAAATAAAAAATTGTTCGCGATACCGCCGTCGCCGGGACCGGAGGGTCGCGGGACCACACCCACCCCATGTGCCCTGAATCCAGTTTCCAGAATCGCGGGTAAATCCGGCGGCGCTGGGCGCTTTGCACCGAGCACCACGGCAGCGCAGACGCCCGACCCCGTGGGTCATTGGTGACCCGCTGGGTCATTGCGTCAGGGTGTGACAATGTGACAGAGTGACAAAAACCCAGTGGGAAAAGGAAACCCAGCGGAAACCAATTAAACGGGGGCAAACTGACCCAGTGGGTCACGGAATCGGGGGATTTCACCCCGCTGGGTCAAAAGAAACCCCGACCCCGTGGGTTTTTGGGGGCAGGTGTGACAAAGTGTCTCCGCGCAGGAGACCAAAAATTTACGACTTTTTAAAAAGGCACAAACTTTTCAGTTTTCCAGAATCCTTACCCCCCGTTTCAGTCACAGTTGTCACACCCTTGAGGAATCCGCGACACATTGGGTTAACTGATACCCAGCGGGTAGGGAAAGTACCTAGAAAATAAATGCACCCAGTGGGTTGACATTCGCAGAATCTGTGATAACCTAGTGGTTCACCCACGGGGGTGAGACAGTAACCTGTAACAGTAAAGGATAGACAAATGGAAACAATCAAATTCAACACTGGCAGAACCTACACAGCCAATGGTCAACGAATTGCGGCAACTCAACTTAAGAACGGTCACATTGTGCTGATGGACATTGATCGTCACATTGATGTGATGTTGATTGCTGGCGTGGAGTTCACACCCGCTGGCATCTTGGAAGCCTATGACAACAATTGGTACACATTTCCCAACGAGGTCGACATGTCGTATGGTGACTATTACGACATCGTGCGACAGCTGGGCGAAGTTGCCGCCACCGTGGAAGGGGTGACAGCATGAACTCATTCGATAAATTCCGCGAAAACTACACACCCGACCCAGTGACACCCGCCGAGCCTTCGGAGTGGTCGGTTATTGGCGGCGCAGCCGTTGCCGCTGTCGCCCTGTACCTTTTGACCGTGTTTGCCTTTTCCTTGTAACCCGTAACCCGTAACCGTAAGGACTTTTCAAAATGACTGACTTCAAACAATGGATGATTGACAACTACTCGCACAATGAACTCGCAGACATTGCGAACCACGGGTGCAGCGGTGGTGTGAGCGGGATGATTTACTACACCGAGACCGAGGCACTCTACAAACAATTTGCCGAAGATTTGCACGAAATCGTGGCTGAATACAAAGATGTAACGGGTGAATTGCCCTCTTATCTTTTGAACGATCTAGACAATTACCGCGCTTTTATGAACTCGCTCGTATGGCTTGGTGCTGAATGGGTCGCCAATGAGTTGACTCAGGGCGAGTACATCGAAGAAACCGAAAGGGTGGACGAATGATCTACATACAACGCCGCGATGGTAGAGACCTCGAGACCGTGGACGAATTCCCAACGATGCGCGAAGCCCGCGCCATGTTGATCGAATACCGCATGAGCGACCCAAGCGCCCATTACTACACCAGCACCCGACCCTGTAACCATTGGAAAGATTAAAAATGAATGACGCAATGACCGCCGCCTATATTGAAGCGGTGTATTTCACCGAAACCGGCGAAGATGAGCAGCCCTCACCCGATGAGCCGTTAAGCCCTGAAACAAAACTTGAAGCGTGGAGCGCGTGCCATCGGCTGCGCTTGGCGTGCTCGGGTGAGATCGATTTGACCCAGTACGACCCCGCGCAGCTTGGGCACGATTTATGGCTGACCCGTAACGGTCACGGCGCGGGCTTTTGGGATCGACCCGAAATCTACGGCGCAGAAAATGCCCGAATCCTCACACTTATGGCACGCGCTATGGGCGAACACTATGCACATTTTGGAGAATGAACCCATGAACTTAGAAACAATGACCCCCGCCGAGCGTGAACGCCTGTGCTATGCCGAGGGCTACACCAAAGCCGCCGCTCTGTTTGCGGAAATTGACGATTTGACAACTGAGCGCGAAGTGACCGCAGATCAGACCGCGCAAAGTTTGCAGGTCGTATGGGAGCAGATCAACGCCGCATTGTTTGACATCACCGAGGGCGACCCATCAGACGCCATTGACCCGTTGCAAAACTGCATCGCCCGCCTTGAGGCTTTGGGGGTGCATAAATGAACCACACCGAAAGCGCATACATCGAAGCGGGGCGCAGGTATGAACGCGCCCAAAGCCCCGACAAAGCACGGGCAGAGGCGCAGCACATCCGCGCCATGCTAACCAGTGAAAACCCTAAAGATGTGACCGAGTGTCGCCGCCTAATCGACATCGGGCGCAGTGAGGCGCGAAGATGATTGCAGGGATTGCCGCCCTCATAATCGCCGCCCTAATCGCTCACCTGTTAGACCTGTAACCCAGCACCCCAAGCCCCGCGCTTGGGGCTTTTTTGACCCTGTGAAAGCCCGACCCCATGAACCCATTCAAAGCCCTACAAACCCACCTCAATTTGGACGAATCCCAAGCCGCCGCTTATTTGGGCGTGCCCGTGTTCACTTTTCGCAAATGGGCGGCGGGTGACCGCAAACCGACCGCCGCTGTCGCCCGACTGCTCGAGGTGCTCGGCATGGTCGAAGCCATGAACCCAACGCTTCACGATTCTTTTTTGCCCGCGCCCAGTGAACCCAAGGTGGCGGGCAAGCGTGGTCGCCCATCGAAAACAAAAACCGATTGAGTCATGTCAATCGACCCCGTTTCAATTTCACTCGGGATATGTAATCCAACCAACCGTTAAGGAATCCAACCAATGAACGCACTAGACCACTATGACCGCCTCTATGGCGACCTTGGCCTGAACCCTCAAGACGCTGCGAAGTTTGTCTTTGTAAGCGGCTGGAACAGCGCCATGCAAGAAGCCATGCAGCGGGTCAACTCGATGCCCTTTCCCGATGACACACGCGCCAGCTTCGCGGTGTACTTTCAAAACATGATGATGGTTGACCCATCGGACATTCAGGAGAAGATGCAATGACACAAGATGAAATCATTGAGATGGCTAGAGAGGCGGGAAATTTTAAGAGTCATGCTTTGCCAGAACCTTGGATTCCGTTCTTTGTGGCCTTTGCCAAACTGGTAGCCAGCGAAGCGATAGCTAAAGAGCGTGAGGCGTGTGCTATTGCTTGTGAAACAGACGGCAAAGACTTGGCAGGCTTGTACTATGCAGGCGTTATCCGAGCAAGAGGTGAAGCATGACACAAGATGAAATAATTGAAATGGCTAGACAGGCTGGTTTAGCAATATGGGATGAATCTATACAGAAGAATACTTTTGCATATGCTATGCCCGAACTTCTTGAAGCCTTTGCCAAACTGGTAGCAGCCAAAGAACGTGAGGCGTGTGCAAGGGTGTGTGAAGAACACGGCAAAGTTTGGTTTGAACGGATGTTGTTGGGATTTCAATCAACATTAAATGATGTCGCTGACGCAATCCGAGCAAGAGGTGAAGCATGACTAACTGGCCCTTTCCCCCATTCCCCAACCCACTCGACAAGGGCACAAAAGTGCCCAAGTTCAACCCTGACAACTTTGAGGATGCACCACTATGAAAGACTATGAAGACGAGGAATTTGACCGCATTGATCGTGAGCAAGCGATGGGCTGGCGCAAGCGTCAGATTGAAGACAAGATCAGCAAAGACGATGCACTGAGGCTGGCGCAAGAAGCGTTTGAGCAATACATGCCGTATCAACTTAACGAAAAAGAACGGGTGGCTCTTGCAGCCATCAAAAAAGTTTTACCAAACGGGTAAAGAAAAAGCCCCTCGCGGGGCCTTTCAATCGTCCAACTCATCGGCCCCGTACACACGGGGCTTTCCTTTTGTGCTGAGTTTGTAGATTTCGTCAAGCTGGCGTTGTTTGGCCGCGATCACCTGCTTGCGGTGCTCGGCAAACTGTGTCGCCAGTGCGGGGTTGATGGCCCACTGTGCGTGGTGCTGGTTCTCCCGCGATCCGTCATCCATGCGAACCACCCACCCGGCGGTCTCGAGCATTTGCATGGCCCCGAGCACCCACTGATCCTGCTGCCACGGGCTTATGCCATCAAACTGTCTGCGGCCACCGCGCTTGATCTCTGACAACGTGATCGTCTGTTTGTCGCAATGGTGGATGATGTAGTCCGTGACCCACACATCGAATGTGTTTGTGCCACCCACCTCACCAAACGCATAGCGATACGCTGGGATCAGGTAGCCCTTGATGAACCGGATCACCCTGTGGACAACATCCTCGGCCACGATCAGGTTGAAAGGGTTCTCGATGACGTGGAACAGCAAGATCAATCGGCCCGCTGTGCCCTCCAACTTGCCGAAAGCCGTCATAAACACGTCACCTGAGTGCAGCAGCCGCTCATCCTGCTTGGCCCCTTCGTACCATGATTGGAACTCACGGTAGGCTGTGAATGCTTCAGGGGATAACTTGTATGTCTGGGGTGGCAGCGCAAAGGTCAACCGCAGCGTGTTTTCCCACGCAGCAGCCGCTGTCAAATACTCGGGGATAGGGTGACCAAGGCGCGTTTTGTTGCCGCGCAAAATTGCTGGTATAAATCGTTGCAACAGGCCATCCGCTGCGAGAGAGGCAATGCTTTGTCTGAACACCGTGGGCTGGATGTTCCCGTAAATCGACACGGCCAAGTTTTCAGCGTGGATCGACCCCGCGCCCACACGGTCCATCTCGTACCGTTCGGCCTCATAGGACACCACCCACGCAGAGCGATCCTCGCCGCTGGTCTTGTCGGTCAGCTTACGCACCCATGAGTTCATCTCGTCAAGGTGGCACAACAGGCCACGGGGACGCTCGGACGCATGGCGCACCAGCTTCTGACTGGTGATGTCGCTGACCGTGATCTTGACGGGCACGGGCTGCGGTGGCATCTCTGGCACAACTGGCGCTTGGTCGCCACCAAGGATGGCGTCAGGTGATGCGGACCACTCGAGGAATGTCTTCTTGGCTGACGCATACGCTGCCTCTTTGCCCTCCCAATCGAGCAGTTCCTTTTGGTAGCGTGGGCGATCTTCGGCTTCCAAATTCTTGAGCGGGGCCAGCATGGGGCGTGAGCCGGGTGACTTCTTGTCAGCAGGGTCGCCCAAGGTCATCAGCCAGAGCACTGGAGGCACTTTAA